TTCTAAGTTGTAGTATAATTAGTAGTGTACGCCGAAAGGGTACACACAACATAAACTCGCTTAGTAAAGGAGCTACTATCATGGGTAACCTAACACGTTTCCACACGGCAGATATGCCAGTACTGTTCGATAGAATAATGAAGAACAGTATAGGGATGGACGATTATTTTGATCGGTTCATGAATCTACACGAAACCACATCAAACTATCCCCCATATAATTTAATTCAAGTAAACAATGTCGAATCCAGATTGGAGATCGCACTTGCGGGATTCAAGAAGAAGGAAGTCAACGTCTACACGGAGTTTGGAAAATTATTTGTCGAAGGCCAAAAAGAAGACACAGAGACAGCTGAGACTTTTGTCCATAAAGGACTGGCCAAGCGGTCTTTCTCTAGGGTCTGGACAATCACAGATGATACCGAGGTACGAGATGTCCGATTTGATGACGGATTATTGGTCGTAACACTTGGTAAAGTTGTACCAGAGCATCATGCTCGTAAGGACTTCCTATAAATAAAACTGAATATCTTCGCCGCAATGGGGTGTTCTGGCAAAATCCAGTTGACACCCCTTTTTATTGGCAGTATAATACCATCATAAGATAAACCATTATGGCAAATAAACTAGCAGTAATAAAAACTGGTGAGCAGATTATTACAAAGGTTGAAGAGATGCTTTTGGACGATAAGGTTGTTGGATACTTCTTTATTAAACCATGTGTTGTAAAAACTTCAGAACCTATTGTTAATAAAGAGAGTGGTGGTGCTTCTTTTGATATTAAGTTAGCACCTTGGATTCCTTTAGGTAAAGGAACTAGGTTCCCAGTACCTTTGGATTGGATCGTTACTTTTATAGACCCAGTTGACGAACTAGCGTCAATGTATATGAATGATGTTCTCAAAGAGACTGAAGAGACTCAAGAAAAAACAATTGTAATACCTGAAGAGGACAGTTAAATGGCAGATGAACTTAACCCACAATTAATTGTATTCCATACTGGAGGTACAGTAGTTGCTGAAATTGAAGAAGTTGGAGCAGACATAGGAGAACCTGATTGTAAATTAATCAATCCTTATAATATTGTTCCTCAACCAAATGGTAATGCTACCTTGCAACCTTGGATGGGTGAACTAACAAATCAGAAAGAATTTATGATTAGTTCTGATAAAATCTTGACTATATGTGAACCTCTTGGTAAAATAAAAGATACATATGAAAGTCTGAACTCGTAATGAGGTTCTATACGAACGTTCAAATGGTTGGGGATAACTTCCTTGTTCGTGGTTATGAAGATGGTAAACACTTCGCAACCCGTGAGAAGTTCTACCCAACCCTTTTTGTTGAAGCACCTAAAAAGAAGACCCACTATAGAACTCTTGATGGTAAGCAGGTAGCACCTGTTAAACCTGGAACAGTACGTGAGACAAGAGAGTTTATAAAGAAGTATGAACCTGTACCAGGATTTGATGTATATGGTAATGAGAGATTTATATACCAGTACATCTCAGAGAAATATCCTGACGACGAATTGAAGTTTGATATTAGTAAGATTAAATTAGTTACAATTGATATTGAGGTTAAGTCCGAGCAAGGATTCCCTGATGTAGAATCTGCTTCTGAAGAGATACTCCTTATATCAATTCAAGACTATGCTACTAAAGAGATTATTACTTGGGGTAATGGTCCATTTAAAACTCATCAAGATAATCTATATTACAAGCAATTCAATAATGAGTATGATCTATTAAATGACTTTATCAATTGGTGGATGATAGAGGATAATACTCCAGAAGTTATTACGGGATGGAATAGTAAACTTTATGATATACCATATATTGTTCGTAGGATAGAACGTATTCTTGGTGAGAAATTAATGAAGAGATTGTCACCTTGGGGATTGGTGACTGAAGATGAGGTCTTTATTGCTGGTAGAAAACAGATTGCTTATGATATAGGTGGTGTATCTCAGTTAGACTATCTTGATCTTTATAAGAAGTTTACTTATAAGGCACAGGAGTCTTATAGGTTGGATTATATTGCTAGTGTAGAACTTGGACAGAAGAAGTTAGATCATAGTGAATTCGACACATTTAAAGATTTCTATACAAATGGGTGGAAAAAGTTTGTAGAGTATAATATAATTGACGTAGAACTTGTTGACCGTTTGGAAAGCAAGATGAAGTTGATTGAACTCGCACTCACTATGGCATATGAAGCCAAGGTGAATTACGAAGACGTATTTTATCAAGTTCGTATGTGGGATACAATCATTTATAACTATCTAAAGAAGAGGGGTATAGTAATTCCTCCAAAGATAAAAACAGATAAAGACGCAAAGTACGCAGGAGCTTATGTCAAGGAACCGAAACCAGGACGCTATGATTGGGTTGTCTCTTTTGACCTTAATAGTCTGTATCCTCATCTTATTATGCAATACAATATCAGTCCAGAGACCCTCAGGGAGACTAGACATCCCAGCTCGAGCGTTGAACGGATTCTAAACAAAGAGTGTGACTTTGACGGTGAGTATTCTGTTTGTGCTAATGGAGCACAATATAGGAAGGATATTCGTGGGTTCCTTCCTGAACTAATGGATAAGATGTATGGAGATCGTGTGATCTTCAAGAAAAAAATGTTGGAGGCAAAGCAAGCATATGAGAAGACCCCCACTGAGGCATTGGAAAAGGAAATTGCAAGATGCAACAACATCCAAATGGCGAAAAAGATCTCTCTTAATTCTGCTTATGGTGCTATCGGCAATCAGTACTTCAGGTATTTTAAATTAGCAAATGCCGAGGCGATTACTTTATCTGGGCAAGTATCTATTCGATGGATAGAGAATAAGATGAATGCCTATATGAATAAACTTTTGAAAACAGAGGATGTAGATTATGTTATTGCTAGTGATACTGATAGTATCTATCTCAACTTGGGTCCTTTGGTTGAGACTGTATACAAGGGGCGAGAGAAAACTAATGAGGTCGTTGTTGGGTTCCTTGACAAGGTGTGTCAAACTAAACTTGAACCTTATATTGAAAGTGCTTACGAAGAATTGGCCAGGTATGTCAACGCCTACGACCAAAAAATGCAAATGAAGCGAGAGAATATCGCTGAACGTGGTATTTGGACTGCTAAGAAAAGATATATTTTAAATGTGTGGGATAGTGAAGGAGTAAGATATGAAGAAGCTAAGTTAAAGATGATGGGTATTGAAGCAGTTAAGTCTTCTACTCCTGCACCATGTCGTCAGTTAATTAAGGAAGCACTTAAACTTATAATGAATGGTACAGAAGATGATGTTATTGATTTTATTGAGCAGTCTCGTAAGGATTTTAAGAATCTTCCACCAGAAGATATCTCGTTTCCAAGATCTGCAAGTAACGTTGAGAAGTATAGAGCAGTAAATTCGATATATGCAAAAGGAACTCCTATACATATACGGGGGGCTTTGCTGTTTAACTATTATGTTAAGAAACATAAGTTAGATAAAAAGTACTCATTCATCAGTAATGGTGAGAAGGTTAAATTTTGTTATTTAAAATTACCCAATCCTATACATGAGAATGTGATGTCTTTTATTCAAGACTTCCCTAAGGAACTTGAATTGAACAACTACGTTGATTACGATCTACAATTTGAGAAGTCTTTTGTTGAACCTCTCAAAGCGATTCTTGATGCGATTGGTTGGAATGTAGAAAAAACTGCGACGCTGGAGGCGTTTTTTACCTAAATGGAATTACCTGTAGATGACAAAGAGTTGTCCACTATTATAAGTGCATTGCACTTGGGTGGTGACACAGCACTTTATCAGAAGTTGAAGATTGTAAAGGAGACTAGAGATGCAAATCCTGGTGGTCCTTACAAGAAAATTATCAGGGAGCAATATGGCATGGTCTTTTAGACTAAATGATGGTATAATATCGCTATCGAGTTTACCACTATGGTTTTAGTTTACATTATCATTGCCCTGTTACTATTTCTAGTTGGATGGGGATTCTACCTAACAGTAGGAGCAGGTAAAGAAGAACTCAAAGATCCCATTAAAGAACATGCTAAGATGCATGAACTTGGAATTGCACACAAACACGATAAGTGATGAAGATTGAACTTGATTTGACTAAAGAAGAATTTTTTGAAGTTCTTGATGCTACTCATAAAGAGCATTCGGATTGGAGAAAAAGAGACTTCAAACACAGCATTTATTTAAAATTGAAAGAGGTGTATGATGGACTTCCTTAAAGAAATTGTAAAAGAAATCGGAGATGACTACACCCAACTCGCAAGAGACATCGACGACACAGAAGAATATATTGATACGGGCAGTTACATCTTTAATAGCCTTCTTTCGGGTTCTATTTTTGGCGGTGTATCTAGGAATAAGATTACTGCCATTGCTGGCGAGTCTAGTACTGGCAAAACTTTCTTCTCCCTCGCAGTTGTCAAGAATTTTCTGGACAATAATCCTGACGGTTACTGTCTCTATTTCGATACTGAAGCTGCTGTTAATAAGGGATTACTTGAATCTCGTGGGATTGACCTAAATAGGATTGTGGTGGTGAATGTAGTCACCATAGAAGAGTTTAGATCAAAGGCGTTAAAGGCAGTTGAT